TTATAAAATATGTTCCAGAAGATATACCAACCGCAGATCCAATTGCAGAGGCATTACTATCTACTAGTGTTAATACAGTCTCACCTTCATTAATCGCAGTATTTCCGTAAACAAACGATTCTTGAACAATTAATTGTTCTCCATCATCCAAATTTGATATTTCATTATTATCTCCCGATTCTAAGTACTTAACGTATATTGTTAAATCATCTATCTGTGTATTGATCCCAGCCAATTCATAACTATCAATTGTTAAAGTAATACCAGAAGTTTGTCCCTTTAACCTCAAACCTATGAGTTGATCCAAATATAAAGTGACTGGAATACCTAAATGACTATCTAATATTCTTACTGAATGATATTGTTGGTCAAAATTTATATTACCAGGTATCACCATAGACCCATCTTTAAAGATGTGACTACCAAATGTTTCAATTTGATTTTGTAAAGAAGATTGAAGAGTTGTTAGTTCTCTTGCTTGTACAGGAAATCCTGGTTTGAATAGGACTTTGTAAAATTTATCTTCCTTATTAAAATCATCATAATAAGGACTTATATTTAAATTCGTTTTTTGTGGCATTTTTTAAAATTCCAAGATGATTTTAATGTCTTCCTTCTGTCTAGCGTTTCTAGTCACTAGTGGTCGGTTGTCTAAGTAAATTATTTCACCCGACTTTTTATTTATCTCAGGAGATGCAAGACCATTTGTGAAGTTTACTCCCAATGAAATAACTTTATTACCAGATGGGTTTGTGCTTATTCCAGTAAAGTTTTGATCTACCGTGGCATTAAATCCACTTGTAGGTGCAATTATACTCTCTGCCGAAGATTCAAACTCTAAAACTTTTGATCCAGTTGTAATTCCAACGTAATCTGTTTGATCAGAGCTGGTCTGATTAAAGAAAAGTGATCTATCTTGATAGTACTTTATTACATTAGTATCAGTGTCATAAGAAACAATATATCCCTCTGCTGTTCCACCAGTCACAGTCTGTTTGATTCTTTCTCCTATGGTTGGAGTTCCAGTTGGTGAAACAATCTTTATTGCATTGACTGATGAAAAATCATTTGCAGTAAAGATAGATGTAGATCCAATAGACGTTGGATTTTTAATTACACTAATTTGTGCAAATTTAGTATCAGTTGGAAAATCTTTTGTTGAATCATCAAATCTTGCATATACTAAAATTTTATCAGTTCCTAATTCTTTATACAAATCAAACCCATGACCTCTTGATGGTGGGATAATTGGTATTAATTTTGCAAAATTACCAACAGACACACCAGAGTTTCCAAGAGGACCTAAGTCTACCATTCCATAAGTATATCCCTGACCACCAGAAGAGACAACAGTTTTTATTATCTTTCCATTACTGTCTGTGTCAATAATTACCTTACCACCAGTTCCATCTCCAACAATATCAACTTCTCTACCTACAATGTTTTGAGAATATCCAAAACCTGGTTTATCAATATAAACTTTTTTAATTTGATTATTGTTTATAGTAGAATCACCATTTTCTCGCACTGATTGAATTTGAGTTTCGGAGGAAGTTGGCCAGTCACCAGGAACTGAAATATATTCTGTTGAATCAAATTTTATAATATCACTTGGAGGAACGGTAAATAGATATTTCCAAATATATCCATCACCACTCTCACCTGCTCTTGATGGTTCTAAATCAGTGAATAAAGGTTCATCTTGTGATGCATTTCCAGTAGAACTAATACCAGAGGAACCGTTATCAATGCAGACATATACATCAAAATTTTTATTAATTACATAATAACTGGAATCATATAATCTTGTTGCATTTGTAACTGGTGAAGGATTTGTAACACTGTAATCATGACGATACATTTCATATCTTGTTCCCTGAGTCCAGTTTCTTCTTGTTATTAATCTTCTTATATTTGCACTAGTAACTTTTTTACCAAATATTGTTGTATCACCTGAATGGTTTATATAATTGAAATTATCTACTGGATTGGGGGTATCAGTATTCCATGAGGTAGTTCTACCAAAACCAACTGCAAGTGCTGGATTAGCTAGACCTAATGTAATATAGTAAGAATTTGTAGAGTCATCCACTGTCTCTACAAAGTTATTTGCATTTAGAATTCTAAATTGATCTGTTACAATTGCAGCCATATCATTAGCTTTTTTCTATATTTATACTACCCAAGATCCTTTCTTAATGAACCATTGTCCCTAAGACCGAAATCTCTTCTCTGGATAGATGGGTAAGTTGTTAATCCAGAGTCTATTGTTAATCCAGTAACACCTATTGATACTGGGTTTACACCTCTGGTAAACCCAGAAAGTCTTCCCCAAGAGAAACCACCGATTGTTGAACCAGAAGTTTCTATACCAGTGGTATTAACACCACTCATTATATTACATGTAATGATACCAACACCAGAATTATAGGCATTTATAAAGTAGATATTATCAACACATGTAGTTCCAGTTGCAACAACAGTAGAGTCATCACTCACAACTGAGGTAACACCATGTCCAACTTGTGTTCCAAATATGTATATAGGATAACCAACTTTCAGATCAGTAAGAACTGAATTTGGATTATTTGTTAAATCGGCACTTATATTAAATTTAAGTGCTGTTGGATGTCCAATTCCACCAGTAACACCAATGCCAGTAATCGCACCATCAAATCCTTGAATGGTAGTAATAGTATCAATATCCTCCTTTATTGCATTTGGAAGTGGTGCTAGAACTTGTGGGACAGCAACATTAGTATATCCAAAACCAGGATTTGTTATTGTTGTTCCTGTTATTACTCCATTAGTAATTGATGCAGTTGCAGTGGCGGTTGCTCCAATACCAACCCCTATTGCATGAGGAGAGGATATTGAAATGGATGTTGTAGAACCTACGTACCCACTACCACCATTTGTAATAGAAAGTGATGATACTGTACCAGCAACTGAAACAATAGCAGTAAATCCAGCAGCAACAGGATTTGTTGATCCAACTATTAATCCTCCAACACTACTAATCACTAGACTTGAAAAATCTTCCTCATAATTAAAGAATTTTGCATTATCAACAAACAATTCATTATCAGTTGTTGCAATGTCATCAATAATTTTAGCAGTTGGGTATACTTGAGATTCGATAGAGTCCCTTGATTTAGATACTATTTCACCATTTATTTTTTTATCTATTTTTTGTTTTATCCAATTAAATGGTTTAAATGTCGTTTCATTAACTCCTAATCCAGTATACAGATTAGTTTCAACTTCATCAGATGCTACTATATTAAATATAGTTCTTGGATCTTGTGTTGTTGTTACTCCAATTTTATTTAATTGAACAACATCACCAGTTTTTATTGTAGGTGCTATTGACGCTCCCGCAGAAACTTGAACCGAATCAACACCAGTTGTTCCTTTGTAGAAGAATATATCAATAACATCATTAGGATCTGGTGCCTGTATGAATTCAAATGATGAACCACCATCAAATGTATAAGACTTACCTGGTTCTTGAACTACTCCATTTACGAATATTAGTAATAAAGCATCAAGATCAATAAGTGATGAATCTGGATTATCTGGATCTACTTCAAAACTAAGTAAACTTGCATTATAGAATATTGGGAATCTAACTCTTTGACCATCTTGTAGATCTTTTATTGAATCAATAAAATCAAATTGACCAAAATTCCATGATGAATACTGGTCACTGAATACCTCAGTCACTGTTAATTCAAAATCATTTATTAATGATGGTAGAGACTTATCAGTGACTAATCCAACAGGTTTGAATACATCACCCAATTTAAAGTTATATCCATTATTGTTTAATTTAAAGTTAACAACTTCAAAAGATGTAGATCCTATACCAACTGTGGTATTAGCAGCTCCTACTACAACATCCACAGTAACACCCGTTCCAGTATCAGTAGTAGATCCAATACCTCTTCTAGAAACTCCAACAATTGGTAGATTTTCATATGATGGTGCAGGTATAGTTATCACAGGTTCAGTATATCCAGTACCAGCATTATCAATTGTAAACGATAATGAACCACCAGCACCGACTATAACGGATACATCTGCACCAGAACCTGATCCAGTTCTATCTGTAACTGCAACTGATACTGGATGACGATAACCAGATCCAAGTGATAAATCAGCAAGATACTCGGTTACAGTTCCTGAACCCACATATGAACGTGCTTGTCCACTTACACCTATATCAGTTGTAAATGTAGTTGTAGATAATATTCCAGTTACACTGAAATCACGATTATTAGGTATGGATAATGATGGGTTAAATACCATTCCATCTAATCTTACAAACTCATTGATATTTCTAAATCCATGATTACTTGAAGTTGTAACTTGAAGTTGACCTGTTAAATGATTATACTTTGCTGTGCTTATTCCAAATGAACTTCCAGTTGTTGCAATACCAACAATCTCTACGATTGATCCACTTCCGTTTATATTTGCCTTTACTTTTGAACCTGATAGTGGAGCAACACCCAATCCACCAGTCGATCCAAGTGATACAATTACACCACCTCTTGGAAGTTGATTTTGGTTTACATCTGTGTCACTGACAATTTTTTGACCATTTGATGATGTAATTCCAGTAAATATTACATTACTTTCTCCACCAATCTCTGAAAATTCATAATTGTTTCCTAGATTGTTAAATGTAGATGGTGTTTGGAATATACCATTCAGAAGTAAAATACTACTTCCTGTTTGAATACCAGTTGTGCTTGCACCACCAACTCTTAATGGATGTGTAGCAGCTATACCTGTAAAACCACTTGAAATGTCATCAAATACTCTATTATCACTATAATCTTGTCTTAAATATACTCTTCCATTAAATGTAGATCTAACAGGATCTAAATTTGCTTGTGTTTTTTGTGTTGCATTTGCATCACCTGTTGGTGGATCTGTGAGATGAAGTGTGCTATCTACAATATTATAACCACCAGAGAATAGTCTAGTGGTATCACCTGAGCTATGATTTGTAGCAGCAGACCCTATCGCACCTCTTTCCACAACTAAAACATTTACAGATCCTGTTTCAGTTATTGGACCAACTGATGTGGTTCCTAAACCAACGTTGGTTATTTTCATAAATTCATCATTTATTCTAATGATATCATTTGATTGTATGGAAGAAATTCCAGTTACACTGAATGTAGTTTGAGTATTTGTAATATTGTATTCAAGATCTGTGGTAATTGGTGTAAATGCCATAGGTGATTGTATTACACCATCAATTGATATTAATGCTTTTTCATTTTTCTTGAACATTTCAAATTCATGAGCATTACCAGATCCTGTACCAGTAAATGTAACTGCTATACCTGCTAATGCATCGGGACGAGATTTTGATATCTTAAATGTGTCTTTCGTCAATCTAATAGCATATACATCAGAACCTAATGTACCACCAGCAGTTGCAATTCCAGTTACTGATATACCTTCAAAAGTTGAACCTGGTGCATATATCAATCTTTCACCAGTTTCAAAGAAATGATCTACGATTGTAAATATACCAGTTGATGTATCTAATGTTGATGTATCTGCTGGATTAAATTGTTTTTGGAATATTGGTGTTGAATCACTTTGAAGTGCGAAACTTTTTTTATTAGATCTTAGACCATTTATTGCATCATACTGACCTAATAATATAGATTCTGTAACTGTTCCATACTGTAAATCTGGTGCTGTATTTAATAAATCACTTTCAGTGTAGAATGCTTCTGTAAATACTTGCAATTGAACACTATTAGTTCCTCCACTATAAAGAGGATCTGGGTGGAAATTAAGATTGAGGTCATTACCAACTAATGTTGATGAGAATGTACCTATACCTGATGTGCTACCAATTGATAAGAATGGATACTGAACAGAATGTGAATCGGTAGAATCATGTGCAACCAATAATTGATGTAGAGCACTTGTTGAACCACTTGATACTCTTACAAATCCCTTTAAAGTAGAAATTTCATTTTCTAAGAATGTTGCAATTGTAGAAGCTGTTGAAACATTTGAAAACTTAGATTCTAATCTAGTTGTTTTCTCTGTTCCATCAAGTTGCCCCAGTAACTTAAATCTATATGTTCCAATACCTGCTGCTGTTGTTCCAATACCAATTATTCTTGATCTAACTAAAACTTCATTTGGTTGATCATTTTCAAAGTTTAATGATAAAATATTTGAATTAATTTCTGATGTAAATGTTCCTATGAAATTGGATACGGGTCCGTTTTCAGTATCTGAATAAAATTCAGATATGTATGATGATGTTCCATCATGTGTTAAATATAAATCAACAAAATTAGTTTCCTCTGATGTAACATCATTTACTTCTATTGATGCAAAAAACGCATCTGTATTATCAATATTAGTTGATATTATTGTAGAAGTAGTTGCTGTTGCTACTGTGGTGTTTATACCTGATAGATTTACAAATCCTATTGATTGTGTTCCAATACCTGTTAGATTTGTGTTAAATGAAGTTTGACGTATTTTAAGATCATAATCATTATTTTCTGGATCATCAGGAGTAAATTTCAAACTTACATTATCAGAACTATCCATCTGTCCAAGAAGACTACCAAGTTCGGATGGTGAAGTATGGACTTTTGCTCTTTCAGCAGTAAATATATTTAAATCATCTTTAAATAAAATAATATCTGATATTTGAGTATTTCCTGTATTTGGATCTCTAATTTGTACTAAGAATGTTGCATATCTTGCATTTATTGATAAATCTAAGAATTGAGTTAAAGTTGTAGCAGTGCTCTTAAATAATGTAGATATGTCATCTATCTCTAAAACACGATTTGTCTTACACTCAATATATGGAGATAATTTTGTATTCTTTAATTTAAGGAATTTTGATTTTCCATCAACAGTATCAATATCTAAGGCAAAATCAAAGTTATTAATAGCATCAACTCTCTTCTGCTCTATGAAATCTAATGCAAGGATGTCTGCAAAACTTGAAGTTGTAATACCTGCACTAGTTATTGATGTTATGCCTACATCTGCAAAATTTTTAAGTCCACTGGTATGAAGTAGTCTATTTACAGAACTAACAAGAGTTTCATAAGTTACTGAACTTTTTACACTATAAGATAAATTCTGATAGTAATCGTTATCTGGTATTACCTGATAATCCTGACTTAATTTTCCTATGTCATCATTCCAACCTTGATCTTGTCTCAGTGAGTAACTAATATCAAATCTTCCAGAATTTTTTGATATGGTATTAATTGTTGCTACATTACCAGAAATAAATCCCTTTATTAGTTGACCACCAACTAAGTTGAATGCACCAGGTGTTTCTTCTACAACTTTTATAAACTCATTTGTTGATACAGATACTTTTAAATCAACAGGGATATATGAGGTTCCTACAAATGCTAATAACTTTTCACCAACACTAAATTTAGAAATACCTTGAGTAACTCTAAATTGTGGATAATCGTTTCTACTTATCAACGATCCAAAAGAATTTTGAACAGTCTTTGCGATACCTGCATTTGAGGTAAATGGGGATATATCAAATGAAACAGTTGCAGGATTTACGTTATTTACTGCTGTTACTTTAAAGAACTTAAATCCATTATCAGCAGAGTTAAATCCTGTTCCAGTATTACCAAATTTTTGAAGACCCTCTGCGTATATTTCTTCATTTACTTCAAATGGAGGAGTAGAGAACCCTAATATTGGTGTTACAAGTGTACAAGTTACAATACCCACCGCTGGATCATAAACTAATTTACTTACAGTTGAACCATTATCATTGTTTACTGCAAATATTTCATGTGTAATTGACTGTAATCCTTTGGGTGGAACTACAATTCTTACACCACTTAAAGAATTACTTGAGAGATTTGCACCAATGACTGCACCTGATTTATCTTCTGCACCAGTTATGGGATTTACTATCTTTAATTGAGGTATTGTAGTATAATTTTTACCACCATCAATTATTTCAATACCTGTAATAGTGTCGGAATTAATTACTGATACAACTGGGGAAACAAATGCTTCTGGTTTAAGTGTTGAGTCAGATGAATATTCAAAACCTGGATTTAAAATTCTAATATCATCTACCCTATTAATTGTTGTTGAATCTGGTAATAAAGTAGCATTTGTCCCTTGAGTTGATGCAACACTCACAAAAGAGGGTAAACTATCATATCCAACTCCACCAAAGTCAATATTTACTCTATCAATAGGACCTTTTGCTCTACGAGATTTGGTAGAATATTTTAATACACTAGTTTCTGTTGGAATATATGATAATTTTTCTGGAACTTTTGGTATTGATATACTAAAACTTGTATAAGATGCACCAACAACGGGTGGAACATTAAAAATAGAATATTCTCCATCATAATCACTATTTAAATAATGAATTTTATTGTAATTAACAACGTCAGTATCAGATGTGCTTATAAATCCTGATTTTTTTATATTGTAATAAAGAATTGATGGGTTTTTATCAGAATAATTTAATGTAACTGTTGCAGTTGACGTAACACCAACTGTTCCAACACCTATTACTTGCAAATTAGATGTGTTTCCTACGGATACAAATTGATTTTTATAATCTTTATCATGGTAAATGCTTAGTTCATACCCAAGTAGAGATGTATGACCTACACCAAATACTAAATTATTATCTCTTATAATTGGTATCGGAGGATTGACTAAGGAGAATTCGTGATTATCACCTGTTGAACTAAGTTCAATAATATTAACTGGATTACTTATAACATCAATATAAGTTTCACCTAATTTAAAATTATTGTCATCAACTTTGAAAACATAATACGAGTCTTTGTTTGTTAATCCCTCGGTTACAGATGTTGAGATATATTGTACTTTATCACCAGTGTTTAAATTATGAGCAGTAAAGTTAAAATTATTTGTTGAAGTTGTAACTCCACTAGATGCAATATTAATTGGATTGACTAATAAATTATGAGTATCCGAATCAAATCTAAGATCTATTTGAGTTGATGTTCCTATACCGACAGATTGATTTGGAGAAACAGATAATTTAACTACATCACTATTAAGCAAACCATGTGCAGTTGAAACAGAAACGACTGCATCAATTCTTTGTAAAGTTCCAGTTACCTTGTCAAAATTACTTTCAAACAAATATTCAAAACTGCTCGTCCCAACAGTCGTATCACCTATGAAAGATAGTCCATCAGAAGTTGTAGTCAAACCAACTTGAGTTACTATACCAATATAATCATTTGATTTTTTAATTACAAATACATCTTGACTATTACCACTCTCAGGTATATTAAATGTAGTTACCCCATCATCCTTAGAAACTGTTAGTGCGTAACCTACACTTGGTTTTGTTAATGTAACTCTTTGATTTGTTTTAAATGGATGATTTGGTAATCTTATGCTACGAGTTGGTGTTGATACAACACTTATTAAATCACCTAATGTTGAGGTTGCAGTTGATCCTAATCCAACAACTGTACCAACACCAACAGATTCATGTGGATTAAAAAATACTTTATCATCTATTTTTGAATCGAATACTTTTGTTCTAAGAGGAATATTAAAGAAACTAGGTATTAATGAGACTGGTGTAGATACGGTGTGGACACCACTTGATACTCCTCTCTTAACTCTTATTACGTTATTCTGATTAAATGTATTTAAAACAGACAATACTTCTGTACCAATTCCTATGGT